TCTTCTACTAAATCATCAGTCCACCATTCAGGATTTTCTTTTTTGATTATGTTTACCAAATCAAACCCAAATTCGGCATGGATGTTTTCTTCTTTCGAAGTTGCCTCCACAGCATTACTCATACCTTTCAATACATTCTTATGTTTGTTGAAAGCCATGATTACTAAAAATTGAGAGAATAGAGATACGTTTTCCACAAACATTGAGAATAGGATTACTGATTCAAAATAATCTTTGTTCTCAACTGAACGGGCAGTATTGATTGATTTTTCTAAGTACTTAATTCTTCTACGAATTGCAGGTACTTCTAAAAGGTTCTCAAACTCCGAGTTCAATCCCAATACCTGAATTAAGTTAGAGTACGCATCGGCGTGTCTTACTTCTGATTCAGCAAAAGTTGCTCCTACTGCACCAACTTCAGGTTTTGGCATTTTTTTGTAGATATCACCCCAAAAGTTTTTAACTGCGATTTCAATTTGTGAAATTGCCAACATAGCACGTTGTACTGCACTTTGTTCTTTCTCATTAAGGTGAACTTTGAAATCCTGAACGTCTGAAGTAAAGTTGAATTCGGTATGCACCCAATAAGAGTGTCTAATTGCATCAACATACTCTACCAACTCAGGGTATTCATAAGGTTTTAACGCTACTCGTTTTTTGAAGATGTTAGGTTTGTTTTTTGAGCGATATAGGATATACTCCTTAGCAACATCGTTGAAACCTGCATCCATAAGACGGTTTTCAACTATATCACCAATTTCATCAACACTAACAAGTTTCTGATATTCATACTTAAACAAACTTTGTTCAGAACTTCTTGCAATCTTTTCAGCTGCTTCAGTGTCTACTCTATCTACCCCTTCCATTGCTCGTAGGATAGCGTTTGTAAGTTTTTCTAATTCAAATAACTCTTTTTCTCCGCTTCGTTTAGTAACGTATCTCATATTATTTACTTATTCTCTTCGACAGATGCTTTTCTATAATCCGTAACCAATTTTTTAATTTCTCCGATTGCCTTTCTAGCTCTCGATTTACCAGCCTTTGTGGTTGATTCATGATTCTCTTCAAATTCTACGAAGAGTTCTTTAATTTGTTCGAAAAGTTCTTGTGATGTTGCCATATTTTTTATTTTTAAAAATTATTAGATTATACCACCTCGTGTTTCGTGTGGTGATTATAACTATTGTATATATTCAAAAAAACTTTGGTGTTTTTCAAATTTCTTTTATTAAATTTTTGGGTCTGTACATTATTCAATACTAACCCAAATTTTCTACATATTTTTTGTGTAGGAGTTTTCTCTCCATTTCTTCTCCATTCTTACTTTCCTTTGTTGCAATAATACCATCTGAAGAGTTACCATCGTAAACTTCCATAATACCCACATTAGTATCCATCTTACATGGGAACGTAATTCCATCAGGTCCAAAACGATTCTTCATAATGTGAGCACGAGCAGTGTTGTTAAGTTTATCTTTACTCTTTCTACTCAAACTCATAATGAAATCTGCATTCATTACCTTTGCATATGAATCGGATATCTTATCTGCCTCGATAACCTCCGAATCAATTGCCGAACGATTAGTTTGTGATGCAGTCCAAACAGGAATTCCAAGTTCTCCACCCATACCACGAAGTTCGATGTAAGTACCACCTTGTTCTTGGTAAGTAGAATCAGATTTATTGGTGTATGATAAAAGAAGGTCAGCATAATCGAGGATAACTATATCGGGTGCATTACCTGCTGCTGTCATCTTCTCAATGTGTGCTTGAAGTTTCTTTACAGTAATTCCTTTTGGTGGAAAATATTTAATCTGTAACTTACCTGGTAATTTACTAATCCTTTCAAATACCTCATCTTTCTTATCGATTAATTGATTAGAAGGAATTTGAGTAAAAATTGTATCATATCTTTGTCCAACATAGTGTTCCGATAATTCAAGTGAATAGTGAACTACTGTCTTACCCTGTCTTACTGCAGCTGCACCAAGTGCACAAAGTACCCACGTTTTACCAACACCCGATGGTGCTACAACTACCCCCAATTCACCTGGTCCTAAACCTCCATCCATCACATCGTTTAATGAATCCCAATCAGTTGGAACGGTATTACGATTTATAATCTCAGTTCTATCTACATAATCAAGGATATAATCGTGTCCCAAATCAGAATCGATACCAATCTTCATTGCCTTATCTACTAAATCTTTGATACTATCATAGTTACCCGATTTTAACAAATCTACGGAATCTACGATTGCCTGTTTAAGATTTTGATTGATACAAAAATTAGAAAACTCCTGTTTGATATAATCTAAATCAGTAGTATCTACCTTTTGATAAGCAACTTTTAATTGGTCAACGATTCTTTTTTGGAATCCTCTATCATCAACTTCGGAAACCTTTACTTTAAAGACATCAACAGTTGGAATTCTACGATATTCATTATAATACTCAACTATCTCTGAAACAATCCATTTATTGATATCAGATTCAAAGAATTTTTGGTGAATGATTTCACTTAAATTATCTAAAATCCTCACATCAGTCAGTAATGATGAGATAACCTTTGTTTGAAACGATTGACCGTATTTTTCTAATGTATCTTGTCCTTGCATTTAAGTAACCTAAATTTGATTTCACAAATATACGAAAATTTTGTGAGTAATCAAAACTATTTGTTAATAATATTGTTGAATGTTGAATGAAGCCAGTCATTGATATCTCGCCAATTTTGTAAAATCTTGTATTTTGTACCTACCCTAATGAATTGAAGTTTATCAAACTCAATATCTTCACTATTGAATCTATCGAGGATGTGCATTTTCTTATTAGTAGGTATATGTAAATCAGATAGTTCCATAATATTACGATTCATCAAGATTTGGTCTTTGTGTGCAAGGATATCATCATATATCTTGATTTTACCCTTCTTATCTTCACACAGTTGGAAGAACTCATCAAAACTAATATATCTATCCTCTTCTAACTCAGGGAATCGTTTAAGGAGTGTTTTGATACCACATCCCTTAACACCTGGTATGTTATCAGATTTATCACCATCCATTGTTCTATAAAGAAGAATGTTTTGAGGCCAGATACCAAACTCATCTTTTACTGCTTGCCTATCGTAAGTTTTCTTCTTAGTAGGAGAGAATACCTTCACTCTCTCAGAAACTAATTGAAGGAAATCCTTATCAGTAGATACGATTACAACTTCCTCATCATCTTTTAGAACCTGAGTAGTAAGATATCCAATAACATCATCAGCCTCAATACCATCATAAATCATAGTCTGAACAGGTAGATAATCTAAGATATCATTTAACCAAACGAATTGTTGTTTCATTGATAATCTCTCATCTTCCTCCGTCATCATCTCTTGATACTGACGGTTTACTCGGAATCGATTCTTTTCTCTTCCAGCTTTATACCCTTCATGGATTGTTTTTCTCTTCTTAGAACCATCTTTACCATCAAAGGTAACTACTACTCTCGTTGGATTAAATTCACGAATCTGAAACCCTATGGATTTGAGGGAACCAATCACCCCACCAGTATGGTCACCATCCTCATTCATTGTAGGATTGACTGTCCAAGACCTGATGAAGGTGTTGAGTCCATCAATAATTAAAACCCTACTATTCCTTTCACGAAGGTGATTCGTTTTGTGTTCCTCATTTACTTCGTTGAGGATATTTTTGTAGAGGTCTTTCATCATGCAGTTGTTGTAGTAGTGTATCCATTTCCACCAATCAAACCGTTATCGTTCGATAGGTATTTATCAATCGTTTTCAATCTATCATCTGCATCTACCAACATTTGTAATGCTGATTCTGCGTTCTCATAGAAATCACCAGTTGAATGGTCACCAATCCCAGCGGGATGTTTCTCCAACAACTCCAAAGTAAGGAGTGCTTTTGCTTTATCGGCTTCTGCCGATGTTCTTAACATATCTGCTAATTTACTCATAACTTATTTTTTGTTTTTTTAATCTCCAATTACTTCAGGGTCAGTTATTAAGTTATCTGAATCTAAAGAATCCGTTTTGTATTGTAGAATAGTTGCTTCACAAATCTTTTTGTAAATCTGTTCTTCCAATTCTGCGTTATTTTGTAATAACTCAGGGAAATCTTTTGATTGAAACTTAAATTCTTCTCCTGTCTCAGTATCAACATAAGTGTACCATGCACCACCCTGTTTTACAATCTTCTCATCTTTCATTACCTTTAACCATGCACCATAGTTATCGATACCTCTATCAAAGAAAATTTCAAAATCAGCGTGTCTAAGTGGTGGACCCATTCGGTTTTTAACAACCTGTGCCCTTACCTTAATACCTACGATTCTATCAGTACCATTTACCTTCGCCTTAATCGTTCCCATACTCTTCAATCTCAAACGAACCGAAGCGTGGAAAGCAATTGCTTTACCACCACTCGTAGTCCAAGGGTCAGAGAATGGCATTGCGTTCATCTTCTGTCTCAACTGATTTGTGAAAACCAATGTGATTTTCTGTCTACCAATTAAGTTAGTGATTTTACGCATTGCCTTTGAGATAATAATTGCTTTATCGGTAGCGTATCCATCTTTACCATAATCTGCATCCATCTCCTTTTCAGTTGATGCTGCTGCAACTGAATCTACTACGATTGTTACGAGTTTATCTTTCGATGCAACTCTCACCTTTTCAATAATAGTTTCAGTATATTCGAAACATTGTTCTACCGTTTCTGCTGCTACATATAGTAATTTAGATACATCCACACCAATTACTTCTAAGAACTCTCTACTTACTGCATTTTCAGTATCAATCAGTACCGCTACACCACCTTGCTTTTGTGTTTCAGCAAGGAGGTGAGCAGATACTAATGATTTTCCCGATTGTTCTAATCCCGTAATTTCAGCAATTCTACCAACAGGAAATCCACCATAAGGGCGATTTGAAATGGCAACGTCCAACATTGAAGCACCCGATGAAACCCATCCCGATACATCGGTTGGTGAATCTCCGGCATCCAAAAAGAATGCTACAGTTTGGTCTTTCGCTTGTTTGTTAAGAGATTCGGCAAGAACACTTGCCAAATCATCTTCTTTTGTCTTTTTTGCCATTAATTTTAAAATTACCCGTTAAATAAATCATCAAAAGCAGATGCAACATCATCTAACTTTTTTCTATCTTCAACTGGTGCAGGTGGTGTTGCGGGAGTACTCGGTGCACTTGTAGGTACAGGTGCTGGAGTACTTTGTTGAGGAGATGAAAGTGTTTGTTCACTTACACTCACTTCACCACTTTCTTCAGTTGGGTTTAACCATCCTTCCAATACATTCTTCAATTCATCGTAAGATAACTCTGAATAGATATCAGTAATGTTGGTCTGATTCTGCATAAAGTTAGTTTGTGCAGCACTATCTTCAGATAATGGTGTTTGGTTTGGTTTGATACGAATCGTAGTTACAGGATAAGAAGTACCTGCATCTTCCGCTGATACATATTCAATAGTAATATCTCTACCACTTGTTGGGTCAGTAATATCACCATAATCAGGGTCTGCGATGTATCCTAAGAGTTCTTGGTAAACAGTTTTACCGAATCCCCAAAAACGAACACCTTCGTTTTCTTCACCACGAACGATGACAGGAACGAATGTTCTCAATTTTGGTTCCATTTTCTTTGCTGCTTTCCAATCTTCTTTATCACCCATTCTCTTCAACTTATCAGCAAACTCAACGATTGGGTCTGGTCTTCCAAATGAACTTGGAGACAAGTACGTTTTGTTGTTGATGTTGTAGTGAAAGAATAACTCGATGAAAGGATTTTCAGGAGAAAATGTGTAAGGAACGATTCTTACTTGATGTTTACCTGGAGTAGGTTTCCACAAATTGTCTTTGCGGCTTGTGTTGTTTTGCAGTTTGTTCAGTCTGCCTCTGATTGCATTTAAATCAAGTGCCATAATTTTTAAATTTTTAAAGTTTAATTGTTTTATTGGTTTTATTTAGGTGTCTTTCCTACACCTTATATAAATATCAAAAAACCCTATTTTTGGTGGACTTTTGAGATTTATTTGATACAAATATACGAAAAGTTTTCCACAATTCCAAACTCTTTTTTACTTTTTTTTCGGAGGCAGGGAATCTACCAAAATTTCCCATTCCATCGTAATCTAAGTTGTCTGAAATCATGTCTTTCATATTTTTGTTGATACAAATATACGAAAAATATTTGATATAAACAAACAAAGGAGGAAATTTCTTTCCCCCTTTGGTTTATTCTAAGATTAATGTATGTCGATTGACACCATTATCGTTATATTCTATTTCACAAAAGTGTCCCATGTGTCTAAGAACATAATCTACATCAGTTAAAATATTGGAATCTCTACGAATTCCATTTTGTATTGTATGGGTAATTGTATCGTACTCGATTATTTCCAATGTATCTTGTACTTGGAATACTCGATGAACGGGTTCTCCCGCTAATCCTTTATTTACTACTCTACAATATACTTTCATATTACAATGATACTAACATATCCAACAACTCTTGTTGTGGGAACATATCAAATTTATCTTTACGAGTGTTAGTATGAGTCCATACACCCTTTACTCTACCATAGTATGCATCTTCGTTAAATTCAAATGCATCAGCACCCTTCTCTTTAATCAATGCAGGTAAACCAGCTGAGATATCGATGTTATCTCTTTCAGCAATAAACTTCAACCATTGTTCTAATGCTTTGATTTGTTTATCTGAGTATCTATGCCAAGTAGAGTGTCCTCTAAATGGTTTTGCCAAAGTTACGATTTGTG